TGTATAAAACAATATTTTGAAAATAAAGCAAAAGAATTATTAAATAAATAAAAGAGCATACTACATCTAAAGAGTTTCTAAAGAGGTGTAGTATGCAAGATAAAGAGATAATTCAAAAATGGAAGCAAGGATTAAGCAAGAATCAATTAGCAACAATGTATAAAAGACAATATAATCAAGAAATAAAGATAATAAGAAGTACAGTAAGACACAGACACGATGGAAGATACATAAGCAATTATGAAGCATTAGCTTATGTAGAAAGAGTAATATATAAATATTTGAAAGAGAGGTAAAAATATATGAAATCTGAAAAAGGTATAATAGAAATATTTGTAATTGGAATTGTTGTAATTTTATTCATAATACTATGTAGTGTAATTTGGATTACAATAAAAGAAGAAAAAGATTATGGAATAAAAGAAGGACAAGTTATTGATAAAAAATATCATTCAGCATACACAACAATGATGAGTTGTGGAAAATCACTAATACCACAATATCATCCAGAAAGTTATAGAATACAGATTCAAAAAGAAATCGACGGAAAAATAAAGTCAATATGGGTAACCGTTGACAGAGATACATATCATAAAATAAATTTAGGAGATTATTATAACGGAATGGAGTGATACAAATGACAATAAATCATATATACAACATAGTAATAGACACAATGAAAGAATTAGAGAATATAAACTTATTAGACATAACAAAAAGAAAACAAAATCAAGCACAATTAAATAGAGCATATAAGATTTTAGATGACTTAAAAGATGAATTGATAAGAGAAAATATAAAAAATAAACAAGGAGGGCACAAAAGAAATGACTAGAGAAGATTTAATAAAGTTATTAAAAGAATATAAAGAAAATAAGGCAAGATTAAATATTAAGCTTAAAGAATTAAAAACAGCAAGAATAAAATTAAAATACATAGATTCTGACACGAATTTAACATCATCATATGGAGATAATCAAGATATACATAGTAAAAATCAAATAAGTGATAAAGTATCAAGAAAAGTAGAAGAAAATGATACAAAAAGAATTGAAACAGAAAAGAAAATAGAAATATTAGAAGAAGAAGTCAGAAAACTAAGAGAAAAAGTAGATACAGTTGAAGATAGACTAGAGGGGCTAAAATTTAAAGAAAGAGAAATATTAACAGCATATTATGTGGAAGGAATGACAGCAGAAGATATAGGAAACAGATTATATTTTCAATTATTCAATCAAACAAGAAGCGGTAGACATATACAAAGAATAATAGAGAAAGCAACAGAAAAAATGGTAAAATTATAAATGTCGTAAAAATGTCGTAAATATATCGTAGTATTATACAAATATATATAGTATAATAACAATAGTAAAATTGTCGAAAGACAAAATTAACCCGCATTTATTATTATAAAATTATGAGAAGAGTAGATGTTTTAAATGTCTATTCTTTTTATTATTATAATTAATGTAAAATAAAAAATACCAGACAAACTGGTAAAAATTCCAAGAGGGGATTCGAACCCCTGACCTAACTCTTCGCAAAAGAGTTGCTCTGTCCAGCTGAGCTACAAGGACATATTGCGTAACTATTATAACACAAAAAGCAAATAAGTCAATATGTAAATAGTACGAAGTATGTAAACATATATAGCAGAATGGCAACAGTAATCTATTGTAGATGAAGTACAAGCCGTTTAGTTCTAGAGTGCAATTATATATAACTTACATATTTCGTAGTGTTTATAAAATAGTATGTAGTGATATAAATAAAATTCTGGAAACAGGTGGTTGTAAATCTGAGGAAATACAACTCTTCATATCATTACATAGTGTTTTATAAATAAAAGAAAAGAGGAAAAGATATGGAAATAAAATGTAGTGTTGAAGAATTAAAGGAGTTATTAAATATAAAAAATGTAGAAATAAAAATAGATGGTGAAAAAGTCTGTAAACTAATTGCACCATCTGTAAGTAGTGAATTTTCAAAAAAGATTTAGTTATCTTTTAAAACAACATCTAAGATACATTTAATAAGCAATTCTTCATGTTTATGAAGTTTATCAATAAATTCTGATTCAGTTAACTTTGAACATTCATTACGAAAATTGGAAATTGTTTCATTAATAATTTCTTCTTTAGACAATATAATCACCTCACTTTCTATAAATATTGTAGCAAAGTAAAAGTGAAAATAATGTCAAAATATGTCAAAAAATAAAATAAAAGAAGAAGGTGTACATATGACTAATCAAGAAAGAATAGAAAAGTATAAAAAAGAAAATTGTAGCACATGCACAAAGAACATAGATTGCAAAATATTAAGAAGAATAGATGGCAAATTAACATGCACAGAAGAGGAATAGAGTATGGTTCAATGTTTAATAGATAATAAAATATGCCCAAACGGGAACAAAAAATGCAAAGTATGTAAATTTGACAGTTGTGAGGAAGTGCTAGAGATGATAGAAGAAGAGCAAAAATATAATGAAAAATGGAAATTAAAACAAATAAAGAGTGAATTACCAGAACAGTGCCAAAACTGTTCTTTTTTAGAAATCACAAATTTGCGAGAAGGTAAAGTATTTTGTCCTTATAGGATTAAAGAGAGGTGCTTAATTAAATGAACATAAATAAAAACATAAACAAATTATTATATGCCTTATCTATAAAAGAACAGATATATAAAATAAATAGTTTTCAATTTTATAGTGAAAAGAATTGTAAGTATTGCACTAAATACCAAATATTAAAAAGGGAACAAGTAGAAATATACAATGAAGAAACAGATGAGTTTGAATTAGAGGATAGATATAAACAGAAAAAAGAATGTTATAACAAAATAGATGTAATGAAATATCTAATAGATGAACATAGAAAAGGAAGTGAGGCAGATGGAAGATGAAAAAGATTATAATAAATTAACAGAAAAGCAAAAAAGATTTATAGATTATTATATAGAAACTGCAAATGCAACAGAAAGCGCAAAGAGAGCAGGGTATAGTTCTAAGACAGCAAAGAACATAGGCGCAGAAAACTTAACCAAACTTAACTATTTCATTCAAGAACGATTACAACAACTAGAAAATAATAGAATCGCCTCACAGGAAGAAGTATTACAATACTTAACAAAAGTAATGCGAGGAGAAGAAAAAGACCAATTTGGATTAGATGCTTCATTACAAGACAGAACAAAATGTGCAGAACTACTTGGAAAAAGATATGGTACATTTAAAGAAAAAGTTGAAGTTGCTGGAAATATACCAGTGGTGATAACAGATGATATTACAGAATAAAATAATAAATAAAAATACACAACAACAAGTAAATAACATATCATTACAAAGTATAGTTGGAAAAGGTTATGCAGAGTATTGGCATTGCAAATGTAGATATAGAGTATGCAAAGGTTCAAGAGCAAGTAAAAAATCAAAGACAACAGCATTATGGGTAATAAGTAATATGATGAAATATAAAGAAGCTAATACACTTGTAATTAGAAAAACATTTAGAACATTAAAAGATAGTTGTTTTACAGAATTGAAATGGGCAATACACAGATTACAAGTAGATAGTTTCTGGGAAATAAAAGAAAGCCCATTAGAAATGACATACAAACCTACAGGACAGAAAATATATTTCAGAGGATTAGATGACCCATTAAAAGTAACATCAATATCAGTAGATATTGGTGTTTTATGTTGGCTATGGATAGAAGAAGCATACGAAATAACAAAAGAATCTGATTTTGATGTAATAGATGAAAGCATAAGACGGAGAAGTTCCAGAAGGTTTATTTAAGCAAATAACAATAACACTAAATCCTTGGAATGAACATCATTGGATAAAGAAAAGATTTTTTGATGTTAAAGATAATGATATATTAGCAATGACAACAAATTATCTTTGTAATGAGTGGCTAGATGAAGCAGATAAAAAAGTATTTGAAAGAATGAAGAAAAATAATCCTAGAAGATATCAAGTTGCAGGATTAGGCAACTGGGGTATAGTTGATGGATTGGTTTATGAAAATTGGAAAGAAGAAAAATTCGAATTAAATACAATAAGAAACTTAGATAGTGCTTTTGGGTTAGACTTTGGTTATACAAATGACCCAACAGCACTATTCTGTGGTGCAATAGATTTAAAAAATAAAAAAATTTATGTATACGATGAAATATATCAAAAAGGAATGAGTAACAAAGCAATATACGACAAAATAAATCAAATGGGTTATTCAAAAGAAAAAATAACAGCAGATAGTGCAGAACCAAAGTCAATAGACGAATTAAGAGGATTAGGATTAAGACACATAACAGGAGCATTAAAAGGAAAAGACAGTATAAACAATGGTATTCAATTTATACAAGATTTTGAAATTATAATACACCCTAGATGTGTAAACTTTATAACAGAAATAAGTAACTATACTTGGGATGAGGACAAGTTTGGTAACAAAATAAATAGACCAATAGATGATTTTAACCATTTGATGGATGCAATGAGATATGCAGTAGAAAAATACATAAATCAAAAGAAATTACAATTTGGTTATATAAAACCAATATAGGAGGAAAACAATGATACAATGGAATCCAGAAACATTAGAAAATGAAAATAGTGTAGCACAAATATTAATGTTAGCAGATAAAGAATGGAACGCAAGAAAACAACTATATGAAAGAATAAGAAGAAAGACAGACAATTCTGAACTAGTAAGTATAAATGATGAAAAAATAAAAGTTGCATTTGAAAATTATATTAATTCAATGGTAACAGGGTATTTTGCAGGAAAAGCACCAGTATATGATGTTGAAAAAATATCAGAACCAACAAAATTAAATATAATAAAGAAGTTACTTAATAAAGTTTTCAATACAGATGCAAACAAAGATGAAGAGCTAAAAGTATTAATAGATTATATAAGTAAATACAATGATGATGCAACAGAATTTTTTGATTTAGCATTTGATTATTTTGGAATGAGAGGATGCTATGAAGTATTATACGAGAATGAAGATAATGAAATAGTATATACAAAACAAAGTGCATTAAATACAATAGGAATATTTGATTATTCAACACCAGTAAAACAAATAGGACAACTAAGAAAATGGACCGAAAGAGATAAAAATGGTGCAGATATAACAATAGTAGAATTAACAACAATAAATGGTAAAAGATATTATTCGCCAACACCAAATGATTACGCCAAATTACAAGAAGATAAACAAAAATTCAAAAAAAGTAAATGGAGTATGCTTCCTTGTATAGCAATAGAAAATGAAATGGGACTATCAAGCTTTGAATTGGTAGTCTCTTTAATTTGTGCCTATGAAAGAGTAATACAAAATAGTAGAAATACATTCCAATATAATGATGATGCAAAATTAAAAATAACAGGCTTTACACCACAAAATGATTTAATGACAACAAAATTAGATGAAGAAGGAAATCCAGAATTAGATGAAAACGGACACCCTAAACAAATAGTTAATAAAGCAAGAGAAGAAGAAGATAAAGCGTTATTAAAAATGCAAGTATTTTATACACCAGATAATACAGGTGATATTGCTTGGGTTGAAAAAAATGTACAAGATACAGCATTAGAAAATCATAAAAAGACATTAATAGACTTAATAGCCATGATAAGTGGAGTACCTAATATAACAGATTTAGGATTTACAAATGCAGATAATGCTAGTGCATTAGACAGAAAGTTTTTTGCATTAGAACAAATGATAACAGATGCAGATAAGCACTTTAAACAAGCAATATTAAGAAGATGGGAAACAATCATAGACAGAATAAATAAAAGAAAACACAAATCTTATGACTTTAGAAGTATAAAGATAGATTTACAAAGAAATCTACCAACAGATAAAGACACAGAGACAACACGAGCATTGAAACTAAGAGGATTATTAAGTGATGCGAGTGTAATTGACATGTTGCCAGATGATTTAGATAGTAATTCAGAACTTGAAAAAATAGATAAACAAAATGAAGAAAACATTCAAAAGAATTTACAACAAACGCAAATGATGGGACAAGCAGGAGTAGATCAAGAAAATAAAGAAAATAATCAAGATAACAAAGTAACAGATTTAACAGACACACAAAAAGCACAAAAATTAACAGCAGACAACAAAAAAGAACAAACAAAAGTAGTTAATAAACAAATCAATAAAGAATAGAGGTGTTTTATATGTGGGAAGTACACAACAATTATATGAGACAGTTAAAACAACTATACAATAAAACATCAAAACAAACTCAAAACAGACTGCAAGAACTATTTGATACATTTAATTTTACACAAGAAAATATATTTGATATAGCAGACAATAAGACAAAAAAAAGAATAAATACATATATAGAACAGTGGAAAGAACAAGGACTATTAAAAAATAATAATTACTTTACTGTATTAGCAAACAATATTTATAAAAGAACAAGAGTAAAAAATAGTGAAATACTTGAATTACTTATTTATAGTTCATATATAGAAGAACAAAACAAACTTGAAGAACAAGAAAAACAGATAATGTATGAAGATGTAAATTATTATTATCAAGAAGGTATAAAAGAAGTCGATAAAAAGAAAAAGTCATCAGTAATTCCGATGGCTTTATTTCTTGCATTATTAGACAAATCAAATTACAGTGGATTAATTTGGAAACAATATATCGAAGTTACAATGCAATATAATGCACAACAAATATATAAACAAGTAATTTTAAATATACAACAACAAAAAGACCTAGAAATTGATTCTAATGAGTTTCAAACAATAATAAATAGACAAAATAACCAAAAACTTAATATAAATAATGGCAAGATATCAGGTGCAGTTGATTTACAAATGATTGGATTAAATAATCTGGCAAAAGTAGAGGGAATAAAAGAAGTAGCAGAAGATAATTCAAAAGTTAGATTTATAGCAGTAGAAGATGATAAAACAACATTGATGTGTGATAGTTTAAATAATCAAGAATTTTATATCAACAAAGAAAATGTATTTGATAGATATTATGGTGAAACACAAAAAGAGTTAACAATACAAAGAATTAGATGTAATGGATTAGTATTAGGATTAAATTTACCACCTATACAACATCATTTTCATTACTGCAGAAGTACAATAACGTACTTACCACCAGTTGAAAAACAAGAAAAAACGAGTTATAATAATACATATCCTGAGTTTAAGAAAGAAAAATTGTATTCATCAGGAGAAAGACATTATTCAAAAAAAGAAATAAAAATCATAGCAAATAAAATGTATGAAGTTGGCAATAAATATACTGATAATAAATCTAAGTGGAGTGGGAATATTATCATAAGCAATAGAAAAGCAAACGCAAAACTATGGAATTGTAATATAGAAATTGAAAGTACAACTTCTCCGCATGCAATATTACATGAACAATTACATGCTCATTCTATTAGTTATTATGATGTTGATACATATAAAAAGTATAAAAGAATAGAGGAAGCTTCAACAGAGCTATTAACAAAAGAAATATGTAAGAAAGAAAATTTAGTTAATATTACATCTGCTTACGATGATTGGGTAGAATGTTTAACAAAAATAAATGAAAAGATAAAAATAGAAAATAATACTTTTGAGTTTGCAAGGACATTATATAAAATACCAGTTACTGATAGATTGGACTTCCTTGATAATAAAATACAAAATTATTTAGTAGGTAAGTCAATAAATGAAGCAATTGAATTAAATAATTTATTAGGAGAATTATATGTTTAAAGATGATTATATAGAAAAGTTGATAGAAAGAACTATAGAGTGTCCAAAAAATATGGACAATGAAGAAATAATAAAACTATACAATGAAGTACAAAATGTTTTTAAAAGTTTTAAATATAGCAAAGAAGAGAAAGAACAATTAAAAAGAAAAGGACAATTAGAAAGCTTAACAATGATATATGATGGGATAAAATAGCACTTACTAACAAGTAGGTGCTTTTATTATGGAAAGAAGGTGGAATGTATGTGGTTATTAGTTTTAATATTAAGCATAAAATTACAAATGCCAACTTGGTATTGGATTATATTTACTATAATTACAATATTTAGACCATTTGTAAGTTTGTTTTGGTCAATAATAGAAGATGAAATAACAAAAACTGCAAATGAAATTGATACACCAGATAAGGTATTAAAAGATACACTTGAAAGTGTAAATCAAAAATAAGTTATTAACATTTTATAATTATAAATTTTAGACGTAGACGTGCGTCTATTTTTTTATGCCTTTTTACTGATTGCAGGCTAAAAAGAACAACAGAATTTTTAATGTAACAATTTGGGCAAAAGAACAAATTGGGATAGGAGAAAATATGGAAGGCGAAAACCAAAATACAAATAGCACAACTATTGATAATAACGGGGCAAATAACGCAACGGATAATAATCAAACACAGACTTTTGATGATGTTTTATCTAACAAAGAATATCAAGCAGAATTTGATAGAAGAGTTCAAAAAGCAATACAAACACACGAAACAAAATTAAAAGAGCAATGGAAATTAGAACAAGACACACAAAAGTCAGAAGCAGAAAAATTAGCTCAAATGAACGAAACTCAAAAACTTCAATATCAATTGAAGAAACAAGAAGAAGCAAACAAAGAAATTCAAAGGAAATTAAATGCTAGGGATTTAAAAGATGAAGCTCTAAAAATAGCAACAACACAAGACACAGCATTTGACCCAGAATTTTTAAATCTTTTTGATTATGAAAACATGACAGCAGAGCAATTACAAGACAAAACAAAGCTTATAAAAGCAATTCAAGACAGAATTGTTGAGAAAGCAGTAAATGAGTGGTCAAAAGAAAAACCACCATACAATCCAGACCCATCTGGTAATAAGTCAAGTGCTGATGAAGCAATAAGAAAGGCAATGGGATTAATTAAATAGGAGGATTAAAAAATGAATAATATTGAAATATCAACAATATACTTACCAAAATTAGATGAAGTATATAAAAACGAAGCAAAAACATCTATATTAGATGGAGATGAAACAACAGTACAAAAAGGATTAAATGGAGAAATTAAAGTAGCTAAACTAGATATGGATGGCTTAGGAGATTTCTCAAGAAATGATGGATATACAAAAGGTTCAACAACTTTCAAATGGGAAACAGTAAAATATGACAAAGAAAGAAGTCAAGACTTAAGAATAGATAGATTAGATAATCAAGAAGCATTAGGATTACCATTTGCAAAATTATCTGGAGAATTTGTAAGAACAAAAGTAGTTCCAGAAACAGATGCAGCAAGAATTGCAAAAATAGCAAGTGTAGAAGGAATTTCAGAAAAAGAAGAAGCATTAAAAGATGGTGCTGGAGTTGTAACAGCATTAAGAGCTTGTACAAACAAAATGGACGAAGACGAAGTTTCAACAGAAAACAGAATTTTATTTATAACACCAACATTAAGAGGAATGATTGATGATTTAGATACAACTAAATCAAAGAAAGTTCTAGAAAGATTTTCAACAATAATTGAAGTTCCACAAACAAGAATGTACACTGCAATAACATTAAATGATGGAAAAACAAATTATGGTTATAAAAAAGCAGTAGGAGCAAATGATATTAACTTCTTATGCGTAGAAAAAACAGCAGTAGTAACAGCTATGGACCAATTTATTAAATACTTCACACCAGATGAAGACCAAAACGGAGATAGCAATGTGTTCAAATATAGAAACAACAATTTATATGGACATGTTTATGAAAATAAATTAGCAGGTGTATATTGTTCATATGCACCAGCAGAATAGGAGTAAAATATGGCAACTGTAATAGGAAGAATAAGAGCAAAAGCCAAAAAGGAAACAAAAAGAGAGTTAACAGTTGAAGAAATAAAAGCAATTTTAACTGAAAAAGGAATTACTTTTGAAGAAAATGCTAAAAAGAAAGACTTACTAGCTCTTTTACCACAAGAATAATTAAGGAGGCAATAGAAATGGCAGAAAACAGCAATATAGATAAAATAATATCAGATTTAGCATCTAATTATAAAGATGATGAAAAAGTCTTAAATGAAATATTTGAGGAAGTAAGTTCTATTGCCTCTGATATTTCTAATAGGCAAAAAGATGATGAAAAATTATTTCCATATATAAAGAAAGCAGCAAAAGCTATATATCTTTGCAGAGGTGCAGAAGGTTTAACAAGTAGAAATGAAGGTTCTATTTCAACATCATTTGAAGATATAATAGATAAATTAAGAAATGACATTATAAAATCTGGTTTAAGGAGGATTAAATAATGTTATTACGAGATTTAACAAAAGTATATATATCAGAGTATGAAGAAATAGAAGACCATGGCGAGATAGATAAAGTATGGAAATATAAAGGACAAGCTTGGATAAACATGCAACAAGATGTCAATGAGTTAGATAGAAAGTCTACTGGCGAAGTGGATTATAGTACATATAAAGGTCGTACGACTAGAGATTATGATATACAAAAAAGCAATGGAATATCGTTTGAAGATATCTCAAAATCAAAGGAGTTTATTCCTGAGTATAAAGTACTAGATAAAAATAAAATTGGAAGTACTTATGTGTATAGAATGGAGAAAATACAATGATAAATTTCAATTGTAATATAAAAGTAAAACATAATTTTAAAAATATAGATGCTATAATTAAAAAATTACCACAAACTGCAAAGATAATAACAGAAGATGTATTAAAAAACATTAGAGGTTATGCTATAAGGTTGGAAAAAGGACACAATGAGGAACGGCATATTAGTTGAAATGATTGATATGTCTACTAAAGAAGTGAAAGGAAAAGTTTATGCTGACCCTTCTAAATTTATGAGTAATGGAGTTTCATATTTGTTTTTTGAATATTTTGGGACAGGTGCTAATGCTGAAATGGAACATATTGGAAAAACGAAACACTTTTTAGAGAGTGGTTATACAGAATGGTTTATTCCAGTAAGCAAAGTTGAAAAAGCATTGCCATACCCAGTTGTAAATATTCAAGGTATGGATTTTTATATTGCTCATGGAATGAAAGCCAACCACTTTATGTCTGATGCAAGTTTTAAAAGTAGAAATGAAAATGCAGAAATAGTTAAGAAAAAATTAGATGAAATGTTAATGGAGGTATGTAAATGAAAGATTTAAGTGTATTAGAGTTCAGTGATTTAGTATATGAAAAACTAGAATCATTAAAATATAAACAAATATTAACAAATCCCACAACAACAAGTAAATTTCCTTGTTTTGAATTGCATACGCCTTTGAAATCAGTAAACTTAACTGAAAATGCATTTCCAATCAAATCTACATTTCAAATATCAGTAACTTGTTGGAATGAAAAGCAACGCCAAGCAATGAAAATGGCAGATGAAGTTGATAAAAAACTTCAAGAACTTAATTTTACAAGGACAAATACCAATCCAGCAGTATATGACTCTATATTGCAAAAATATGGTATAACAATAACATTTGAGGTCGTTTATAATGCTATAATGAACTCATTTGATTTTATAAGATAATAGGAGGAAATAAAAATGGCAAATGAAATAGTAGACAAAAATACTGAAAATAATGAAATGCCTGATGTAAGTAAATGGGTGAAAGTATTTTATGCTGAAACAAAAACAGGAGAAAGAACACAAGTCGCATTTGTAGAAAAAATCCCAGTGTTAGAGGAAGCACCAGACCAAATAACTGGTTCTGCATTAGATTTAGATTATGAATTTGCACAACCAGGAATTAAAAAAGCATCTAATATTGAATTAGATATATATTATACACATACACAACACAAGACACTAAGAACTTTAAAAGATAAAGAATTATATTGGTTCTTCCAAAATCCAGCACATACTGCACCATCAGGCGGAAAACCAATAGTAAGAATATTAAAAGGAAAAATGTTTGTAACAATGCAAGAAGTATCAGTAGGAGAATATTTAAAGGATAAAATGACAATATATAAAAACGGTGATGTAGAAGAGACCGAAGGATTTCCCACAGCCTAGTTCTGATGTAAGTGTCGTGTCAGAACAAGAAGAAATAGACACTAATAATATAGAGAAGGCAAAAAAATAAGCCTTCTCTCTTTTGCAAAGGAGAGAATAAAAAATGGAATTAGGAACAAAATTTAAAACAATAAAATTGGTATTTACAACTAGAAAAATAGTAAATATAACAAATATATTAAAAGGAAAAAACTTTGAAGATTTATATTTCAAAGTTGTAAATGAAAGTAATCTAGATGCATTATCTAAAATAATATACATTTTTGCAGAGGATGAAGCCGGCATTAAATCATTCAAAACAAGTGAAGAAGTGTATGAATTTTTAGATGATTATAAAGAAGAAACAGGAAAATCATACTCTGATATTTTTAACGAATTAGCAGAGGAAATAAACAAAGAGGGTTTTTTCAAGAGCAAAATGAACGAAGAGGAATTGAAACAAAAAATATCAAATCCATTATCAGAAGTGGATATGGAATCAATAATAAAAACATCAGCGGAAAAAGTAATAGCTCAAGTAACAGAAAAAGAAATGTTGGCACAAGCTTAGATAGTATGGTAGAAAATATAAAAGATGCTGAAACAATAGAAAGCATGGTGTATTGTTTAGAACCATTAGCATATTATTTTGGTATGAAACCAAGTGAGTTTTGGAATGAAAGATACAAAAGTGTATCTTTATATTGTGAAGCAAATTTAATTAAATTACAAGATGATTTTAAACAACAAATTATTTTACAAGAAGCAGTTACAGACAAATTAATTCAAGCAGATAGTATGTCAAATGCAAATCCTAAGATAGTACCTATTCAAAAAATGTTTAATATTTTATTTAAAAAATGATAAAAAATAATATCATGCGACAAGAATCGACATAAAAGTACAACTAAAAGTGATATAATTATTTTATAATAAAATAAAAGGAGGAAATCTTATGGAAGAGAAAAAGAAAAGTGGTTTTGCAACAGCAGGTTTGGTGTTAGGAATTATAGGGATATGTACATCATTTATTCCAATTGTAAACAATTTATCATTTGTATTAGGGACAATAGGTGTAATATTCGCAGTAATTTCATTAGTTAAAAAAGCAAGTAAAGGACAAGCTATAGCAGGAGTTATTTTATGTGTTTTAGCAATAGTAATAACTATTAACTCTCAAAAGGCTTTATCAGATAGCTTAAATGAAGTTAGTGCTGATTTAAATAAGGCAACAGGTGCAAGTACAGAAGAAGTTTTGGCAAAAGATGCAAATGTTGAATTAGGTAAATTTGAAGTAACAAAAGATAGCTATGGAATAACAGATACAAAACTTACAGTAAAAGTTACAAATAAAACTGGCGAAAAAAAATCATTTAATTTTCACATAGAAGCGGTAGATGCAAATGGTGCAAGAATAAATGAAGACTATGTGTATGCTAATGATTTAGCATCTGGACAAAGCCAAAATTTTGAGATATTTACACTAGTAACATCAGATAAAATAAATGAAATGAAAAATGCTACTTTTAAAATAATAGAAGCATCTATGTATTAATGATTAAATATATGAGAGAACACTTACTTTATATAGTAAGTGCTTTTATTTGTTAAAAATTTAAAAAGAGAGGAGGAATGACTTATTACAGTAGAAGAAATAGAGATAATTGTAACAGCAAAAATAGAGGAAGCATTAAATGAATTTGAGAAAATTGTGCCAAACATAAAAAAGCAAATGAAACAAGTCCAAGAAGTTTTTTCAAAAATTGATACTAAAGAGATGCAAAATAAAGTTCAACAAGCTACTAATTTTGTAAAGAAAAAAGTACAAGATTTAAAGCAAAGTTCAAAAAATAATGAAGTAGCTATTAAAGTTAATAATAAAGATGCACAAAAACAAATATCTCAAATACAAAAGCAAATAGATATTTTACAAGAAAAAATAAATGCTCGACAAATGAAATTAGACGTAATAAATCCTCAAATTGATAAAATAGTAGAGGATACTAGAAAAAGTGTAACACCAGAAGGAATAAATGCTAATGATAAAGCAATGGATACAACAGTTAATAATGCATTAGGAAACAATAAAGATTTTACATCATTAAATAGTCAGGCACAAAAATTATATACGGAAATAGAGATGTATAATACTCAGTTAAGTGAAGCAAAAGGTAAAATGTCACAACTAGAACAACAAACATCACAAACAACAACTACTCAAAGCAAATTGGGTAGTTTTTTTAGTGCTTTTAAATCTAAAATAGAACAGGCAAAAACAGTAGCAGGTAGAATAGGAACAGCATTTAAAAACGTTGGAAGTGATATAGCAAGATGTTTGAACCCTATAAATTTAATAAAAAAGGGAGCAGGAGCAATTGGAAATGTTGTCAAAAACATTGGAACAAAAACTAAAGGTGTTGGAACTGGCATAAAAAGTGGAATAGGAACAGTACTAAAATATGCAACAGCATTGTTTAGTTTAAGAAGCATTTATTCTACATTGAGTAGTTGTGCTCAAAGTTGGTTATCTAGCCAAAATGCAGGAGCTAAACAATTAAGTGCAAACATAGAGTATATGAAATATGCCATGGGTAGTGCTTTTGCACCAGTTATTCAATTTGTGACAAACTTAGTATATCAATTAATGAAAGCGGTACAAAGTGTGGCTTATGCATTAACAGGTGTTAATATATTTGCAAAGGCAAGTGCAAGTTCATATGCAAGTATGGCAGGAAGTGCAAAAAAAGCAAAAAATGAAACAAAGCAATTGGCAGGAGTACATAATGAAATAAATAATATTTCTGATAATAATTCGGACAATGGAAGTAGTAGTGGAAGTACAGCACCAAGTTTTGACTTATCTGGAATAGATAATACACCTAATAGTATTATAGATGCTATTAAAAATGGAAATTGGTATGAGGTTGGAGCAACAATTGGAGAAAAACTAAATGAAGCTATGAATAATATACCTTGGGATAAGATACAAAGCACAGCAAAAAGCATAGGAACGAATATAGCACAATTTTTAAATGGTTTCATAGGAACAACAAATTGGAAAGAAGTAGGAAATACATTTGCACAAGGTATAAATACGGTTATTTATTTAGGACAAAGTTTTGTAAAAACATTTAACTGGGAAAATTTTGGAAAAGCTATTGGTGATGGATTAACTTCTTTTATTAAAAATATAGACTGGAAAGCTTTGGGTGATACATTATCATCTGGAATAAAAGGAATATTTGATACAATAACAGGTTTCTTTGAAACTTTTGATTGGAGTGTTGTTGTTAATGGATTATTAGATTTTGTTAAAGGTTTTGATTGGAATGGCGTGTCAGATGCAATATTTAAGGCACTGGGTTCAGCATGTGCTAGCTTGGTAAATCTTGGTGTGGTTATAGGCGAAAAAATAAACGAAGCTTTAGATAAAGCAAAGGATTTTTTTCAAGAAAAAATACAAGAATGTGGAGGAAATGTTGTTGAGGGAATATTTAAAGGAATTATAGAGGCACTTGGTAATTTGGGACAATGGATAATAGACCATATTTTTACACCTTTTATTAATGGATTTAAAAAAGCATTTGGAATACATTCTCCTTCAACAGTTATGGCTGAACAAGGAAACTTTATAATGCAAGGTTTGCTAAATGGAATAACTAATTTAGTGGATAATGTAAAACAAATATGGGAGAATATAAAAAATACAGCAGTTCAAAAATTCACAGATATTAAAAATTCTATAAGTAATATTTGGCAACAAGTAACAAATAAAACTTCTGAAACTTGGCAAAATATAAAGAATAAAGTAAAAGAGGGAGCACAAGGAGCTTGGAATGGAATTACATCTATATTTGGAAATATTCCAAATTGGTTTAGAGATAAATTCAGTCAAGCATGGCAAGCAGTTAAGAATGTATTTAGTACAGGTGGAAGAATATTTGATGGAATAAAAGAAGGAATATTAAGTGGACTAAAATCAATAGTAAATGCGATAATAAGTGGAATAAATAAAGTAATAAGCATTCCATTTAATGGATTAAATTCTGCATTAAGAAAAATAAAAAATTCTGAAATATTAGGTGTAAAACCATTTAATTGGATTTCAACAATACAAGTACCACAAATACCAAGATTAGCCAAAGGTGGAGTATTAACAGAAGCAACAACAGTATTAGCAGGAGAATATTCTGGAGCTAAAACAAACCCAGAGATTGTAACACCACAAAACATAATGAGAGATACATTTGAAGATGTATTGTCAGACTTTAATAGTGGTAATGGACAACCAGTACATATAACAATACAATATTTAGGAAAAGAAATATTTGATGAGACAATAGATTATATAAATTCAAAAACCAGAAGAACTGGAAAAAATACAATAGTAATGGTAGGTGATTAAGATGATATGGAGAGAGCATGGAAAAACAGAAAATTTACCAACACCTTCATCATATAGTGCAGACATAGAAGACACAGACAATGATAGCTATACAAGTAAAAAGACAGGAGCATTAATAGATAATCCTATAGCAGTAGGAATGTTAAAACTTTCTATGTCATGGGATTTAAATTCAGAAGATGAGGCAGAGAAACTAATACAAAAAACATATAAGAACCCATTTATTCTAGATGTAAAAGTACCAGTTGTTAATGGTGGATTTTTAGAAGGAGCAAAGTTTAGAGTTTCAAAAAGAAAAGTAGAAATGATAGATACAGAATTAAATACGAACACTTCCAAAACAAGATGGAAGTGTTCTTTTAATTTAATGCAAAAAGAACTAACAGAAGCTCAAAAACAAGCTTCGAAAAATGCAAATTCATAGGAGGCTATAAATGTATAATACAAGTCAAAATTATAAAGATAAAGTATTAAATGATTCAACACAACATGAATTAAATATATACATAGATGGAAATAAAATTGAACCTAATCATATTGTAGATTTTAGTTTGACATTAGAATTATTTAACAATGATGAATTTTGTTTAGGTTGTACTCCTGAAAAAGATATTGAATTTGAAATAGATAAAAGAGATTTACCAGAGGCTTATGAAAAAGTTTATGTTGAAACGGGTGTTAATGATGAAATAATACCAATAGGGCATTTTACAATTCAATCCATAGAAGATGATGAATTTAAAGTAAAAATTAAAGCTACAGATTACATGAAAAAATTTGAGGACACAAAATATGATGGAAGTAATCTAATATACCCAAAGACAATGCTAGAAGTATTAAAAGACATATGTATTAAAGTAGGAGTAGAACTAGGTTCTACTTCTTTTCTTAATTCAGAAAAACAAATAGCGGTATATGATAACACTGTAACCGCAAGAACATATTTAGGTTATATAGCAGAACAAGCAGGTGGATTTGCAGCAATAGGTAGAGATGGAAAACTTTATATAAAAAACTTTGGTAAAGACACTATTGATTTTGATATTAATTTGTTTGGCGATTTTACTTGGGGAGATAAATTCAAAGTAAGTAAAATTTCTTATGAAGATGGAATACAAAATTACAAATTTGGAGATGAAGCACAAGCAACAGTATTTATTGACCAAAACAATATGTATATAGTTGATAGTGAACAAGTAGAAAATATCTATAATCAAATAAAAGATTTTGAAGTATATACATTTGAAGGTGAAACAATAATAGATCCAGCTTATGATATAGGCGATATATTAGTTATAGAAGGTAAAAAAGTTTTGTTTCAAGGAGAATTAGAGTACGCTGGAAAATTTAAAGCAAATATAAAAAGTAAAATACAAGCTAAAACAGAACAAGAAAGTATGCAAACAAAGCAAAGTAATTCTAACAAGATAAAAAGAGTACAAAGTGAAATAAATCAAATTGATGGGAAAATAACACAATTAGTACAAGAAACATCTGAGCATGAAGAAAAAATAACAAAAGCACAACAAGATATAGATGGATTTACACAAAAGGTAGCAACCAAAGATGAACTAACAGAAAAAGTAAATGAATTAAAGCACACAATAGAAGGAATAACATTACAATCAAAAGAAACAGGAGGAGGCAATTTATTCTTTTATGCAAAAGAATATTGGAAAGGTGAAACACAAGATAAAGAAGCAACATTAGAAGAATATACTAATACTGAAATACAACAAAACAATGTTAGTGATGAAGGCTATTTGATAAACAATGGAGTATCTATTCAATCACAAGTTGTAAAAAATGGATATTATGTAATAAGTTTTAATTACTATAAATTAAAAACAGATGCTACAGGTTATGTAAAAATAAATGAAATCGAATATACATTAGATGAAACAGAAAATACATGGATTGAAAAAGTAATTCCATTAGAAATAACCAATAATCTTATTACAATAGAAATAGGTAGTGATACTAATGAGTCTTATTATATTTCTGATTTAATGGTTTCACTAGGTGTAGAAAAGAGCATTTGGACACAAAATTCTAACGAGACAAGAACAGATACAGTTGAAATAGGAAAAGGTATTCAGGTTAATTCTAGTACCAAAAACACATATACGAGAATTGATGCAGATGGAAATAGAACATTTAACAGTTCTACAAATGAAAGAGTTGCAGAAATGACAGATAAAGGCATTTATACAAAGCAATTAGAAGTAAAAGAACAAGCAAAAATCAACGTATTATTAATTCAACAAATTGGAAGTCAAGTTTGGCTTACAGGATTAGGAGGATAAGATGGGAACAATAACAGGATATGGAAGTAAGCATTCACATGAATTTAAATTAACGGTAAATGAAACATCAACAAGTACAGCTAATAATACTTCTGAAATAAGTTTTAGTTTTACAATATATAAAGCAAGCTACTCTTGGAGTAACTGGAAGAGTATAACATATAGTATTTCTATAAATGGTACTTCTTATTCAGGAACAATTCCATCGTATTCAGCTGGTTCAACATTAACAATAAGAACTGGAAGTCAAACAGTATCACATAATAGTGATGGAACAAAATCAATAAATTACAGTTTTTCTGTAAATGATGGTTCAGGACAAAGCTATACTTGTGGAAATGCTAGTGCTAGTGGAAGTATGAATTTAAGTACAATTCCAAGGTATGCAAAAGCTAGTATTTCTCTAAATTCCAAAACAGTAAATAGTGTGAAATTAAATTATTCGGCAGATGCTACAATTGATGGAATTTGGGTCAGTAGAAATGGTGGAGCTTGGGAAAGTGGTTATGCTTTGACATCTCCAATAAATATAAGTGGATTATCTCCAAACACTAAATATACTTTAAAAATAAGAGTAAAAAGATTAGATAGCCAATTATATAGTGAATCTAATAGTATAGAAGTTACAACACATCAAATTGCTACTCTAAGTTCTGTACCAAACAATAATATAGGCTCAGCACATACAATCACTTGGGCAAATCCTAGTGGAGCAAGTACAAGCTTAAAATTATGTAAGACTGATAATTCAGCAATAATAGATTATGGAACTGTAACTGGAACAAGTAAATCAATTACACCAACAGCCAGTACAATATATGCTTTAACTCCAAATAGTAATACATATACAGCAAGATATATTATAACAACAACAGCAAATGGAAAATCATATACAAACTCAAAAGATTTTACATTTACTGTAACAAATAGTAATCCAACATTTAGTAATTTTACATATCAAGATACAAATACCACAATAACAGCTTTAACTGGAAATAATCAAATTTTAGTAAATGGTTATTCAAATGTAAAAGCAACAGTCAGTACAGCAAATAAGGCTACAGCGAAAAATAGTGCAACAATGAAAAGTTACAAGTTATTAATCGGTACAAAAAATACTACAGTAAATTATAATGCAAGTGCAGATGTTAATATGAGCATTAATCAAGTTAATAACAATGTTATAGATTTATATGCAATTGACAGTAGGGGGAATAGTACAAAAGTAAGCAAAACAGCAACTATAAAAAATTATAGCAATATAAAAATAAAATCACTATCAGCAACTAGACAAAATAATATTGGAACAATAACAACTTTAAGCTTCGAAGGAGAATTTTGGAATGCAAGCTTTGGTAGTGTGGCAAATGCAATAACTAGTTGCAAATATAAATATAAAACTACTTCTAGCTCTACTTGGATTGATGGTAAAACAACATTAAGCTATACAATTTCTGGAAATAAGATTACTGCTAGTTTAAATATTCAAGGAGATGCAGGAACAGATGGTTTTAGTTCTGGAAATTCTTTTGATATTCAATTAATATTAGCGGACAAGCTATCAAGTGCTACATATAATTTAATTTTAGGAGCTGGAAATCCTGCATTAGCAGTATATAAAAATAATGTTGCAATCGGACAGCAATATGATACAAATTTAGGTGGAAAATTACAAGTAAATGGAAAATCTGAATATAAAGATATTTTAAATATTCAAAAATCATCAGGAGATACAGGATATTTTGCAAAAAGAACCGATACAGGAGTGGGAGTATGGATGGGTGTAGGCTCTGGAGGAGTTAATCATGGAATATATAGTCAAAAATTAAATAAATGGATGATTTATGGAGATGGAAGCAATGCATATTTTAATGGACAAGTAAACGGAAAAGCTTCTAAAGCAACAGTGACTGATAAATTAGAATGTATAAATGGAAGAATAACAAATGCAAATGTAGCACATAGCTATGAAAATAATAAAGCACATCTTCAATTATTATTAGCAACGAGTGCTATGACGGCTAACAAACCATCAGCTGATGGATATATATTGCATTGTTCATGGGATAATAATGGACAATACAATGGTCAATTATATATGCCAAATTCTAATGTTAATGTTCCGTTACAATTTAGAGGAGATGCTAATGGAACCTGGGGAAGTTGGGAGAGTATATACAGATGTAAAACTTTATATGATAACTCATCAGGAACAACAGGAACGGTGACATTAAGTGAAACATCAGCCAATTTTACATATTTAGAAATATTTTATTTTTATCCACATTGGGATGGCTATTTGTATGGTTCAAAGAAAATATATTCTCCTAATGGTAAAATTTCAACATTAGGAACAGATTTACAATATAGAGATAATACAACTATGTTTTTAAAGTGGTTAAGAATATTAATAAGCGGTACTGCATTGAATGTAAAATCAGCAGGAAGTGCTTGGTATGGAGGAAGTTCAGGGTCTGATACAACAAATGGATTAAAAATATGTAGAGTTGTAGGCTATAGATAGGAGGAATAAAATGGCATTAAAAAAAGAGATAGAATTAGAAAACGGGATAACATTAAACTATCATAGGATAGTAAGTATAAATAAAATAACCAATAATTGTAATATTATAGAAGTTGCTTCTTATACATCTGAAAAACAAAGAGAAAAAGAAAAAGAATATTACAATAGTACAGATGAAAATAAAAGTATGAATGTATTTATTGAAACAAGTTTTATACAAAAAGAATATTCAGAAAATGAAACTATAGAAGAATGCTATGAATATTTAAAAACTTTAGAACAATTCAAAGATGCAGATGATGTTTTGGAGGTGGAGAAGTAATGCAAGAAATGTTAGAAATGATTAGTAAATTTGGAGTATCACTTGTAATAGTTGGATTGTTTTTGTATGACTGGTTTACAACAAGAAAAGATATGCAAAAAACATTAGAACAAAATAGCACTTGTTTAATGGAAATACAAAACACAAATAGAAACACTGCTAAGTCATTAGAACTTTTACAAAAAAGTATGGACAACCAGTCTGAATTTTTACAAGTACATGACAAGAGATGTGAAGCTATAGAAAAAGACATAGAAAAAATAGAAATGAGAATGGAGGGAAAATAGCTATGAACAAAAATATAGTATTAATAGTTATTTCAATATTAGTAGGATTATTGGGAGGATTTGGATTTTATACAACCAATAAAGATAAATCACAAGATGAAATAATAAATAGTGCAGTAAATGAAGTATTAGATTATATTGATAACAAATCTAGTACAGAAATACCACAACTAACAGAAAATGATGAGCAATCATTAGAAGTGCAAGAAGTTGAGAGTGAAGGATTTGAGGAGCAAGGATTAGTAGCTTATGAAGGCTCTGAAAAAACACCGAATGTTGAACTTGGGGAGTATGCTGGATTAACATACTATTCACAATTAGACAATAGATGGAAAAATCAAATGTATTCTAGTATCAATAATGTTAGTCAAACAATAGGAACAAGTGGGTGTGGTCCAACTTCAAGTGCAATGGTAGTAAGTTCTATAAAAGGAAATATAACACCAGACACAATGGCTAATTTATATATGCAATATGGCTATAGAAGTGCAAACCAAGGAACATATTGGTCAGCATTCAAATGGACAGCAGATGTATTTGATATTGGTTATAGTGAATGTTACAAATTAGATGATGCAGTAGCAAAATTAAAAGATAATAACTACATAATAGCAAGTTGTAATCAAGGCTTATTTACATATGGAGGACATTTTATTGTTTTAGTAGGAGTAGAAGGAGATTATATAAAAGTATATGACCCATACTTATATAGTGGCAAATTCTCAACAAGTAGCCGTATAGGCAAAGCAGAAGTAAAAGGTAATACAGTATATGTATCAATAGAAAATTTTAGAGAGTATGCAAATTATCAAAAATTCTTCTGTTTCAAAAATGATAGAACAGACACAAAAGAAAATACAACTACAACAGTAGTAACAGATAAAGTAGAATCTAATGTAAATAAAGTAAATTATCAAGTTAGAATTACAGCAAATGGCGGATTAAATATAAGAAGTGGAGCTAGTGTATCATACAGTAGAATAGGTGGCTATGCTAAAAATTCAATAGTAACTATATTAGCAGAGTCAAATGGCTTTGGAAAAACAAATTTAGGTTGGATTTCATTAGCATATACTAGTAGATATACAACAGTTGCAAAAAGTACAACAGTTCAAAAATATACTACAGGAACATATAAAGTTAATTGCAGTAAATTAAATGTAAGAACAGGACCAAGTACAAAATATAGAATTAAATCATTAAATGAATTAACAAGAAGTGCAAGAAATCAAGGTGGATATGTAAGAGGAGTAAGATGCACAGTTACAAAAGTAGTAGGTAATTGGGGATTAACTCCAAGCGGTTATATTTGCTTAGATTATTGTACAAAAGTTAGATAAAATTAAGAGGTAAGTTGATTAATTTCAATTTACCTCTTTTTTGCGTTTTTGAGAGGTATATAATTACATTAATTGAAAAATAAAATGGCTTAAAATGGATTGTGAAGGCTCGGTTTTTGGCTAAAAATAAGCATTTTTTACTTGAAATCACATAAAATTTATGATATAATATTGACAGATAGAAAAAGAAATGTTACAATTCTGTAACAGAAATATTACAATTATTTTAAATAATTTCAATATCTATTGACACAAAGGAATAATAATATTATTATAATAAAAAAGAAAGAGAGAATTTCTTCTCTCTGTCTATCGCTTATCTAAATTGTTTATGGTTGGAGTTCTCTGCACGAACTTCAATTTTTTTATTTTTGTCTTGGTATTTGACATATGTATTATAGCTCATAAAAGCTAAAAGACATAATACAAATCCAATGGATAAAATAATCAAAGCTGTACCTAGAAATCTCACTGCCAGTATTGCAATTTCCATCTTAACCACTTCCTTTTGTTACAAATTTCTGCACTGAGTGGGTGCAGTGGATTAGCATTTCTGCTTTAACAATTAGCAAAAATGCTAATTAGTACACCCAACTCAAAATTAGTGGTTATAAACGATAAACACAATATATCAAAAAAAGAATATATTGTCAATAAAAAGTCGAAAAATCTGTGGATAATTTTTTGCAAATTGTGGAAAGAAAAAAAAGATTTGTGGATAACTTTGTAAAATAATGTAATTTGCATAAATTTTTAATATGTGGTATAATATGCAAAAATATTAAGGAGATGTAGTAAGGAAAATAAAAAACAGAAGTCCATAGAAAATATATTTTATCAACAACAATATTATTTATGGAAAGAGGAAAAAACAAGGACAGAATTTAAAATCATAAAAAAAGAAAATAAAGCAAAGAAAATATCAGATTGGATAGAAAAAAAGTATCAAAAATACAAAGGACTATTTAGAATTATAGAAGTTATTAAGTTTAATTGATATTTATAAATTGATACATGGAATATAACAAGGAAAAATAATTTTTTATACGACACCGTTCGACACACAAAACAAAAAATATATGCTATAATAATTATAGTCATTATAAGAAAAATAAATTAGTCTCAATATGAATTATAAGTTTATGTTGGGACTTTTCTTTTGAATAAAAACACAAAAAAAGTAGAAACTACTACTGAGGTGTTTATATGACAGTAGAATTAAAAATAAAAGAGATTCGTAAGCAAATGAAGATATCGTTGGAAGAACTATCAGAAGAAACAGGAATAGAAAGACATAGATTATCAGAAATAGAAGATAATGTAGATAAAATACTATTTATAGAAATGTTAGTAATAGCAAAAAATTTGGGTAAAAAAATAACAGACTTATACAGCACTGGAAAATTAGAGCTACAATAGATGTAGCTCTTTTTAGTATAAAACTCAAAATTCGACAAAAAATGACTTTTATAAAAGAAAATACTATTTTCATAAAATATTTTTAGTTCTTTATAAAATATAAGATACAATAACTATATCAAAAGAGCTCGGATGAAATATTAAAGTATGGAGAAAGAAAGATGAAAATTGTCGAAGAAAATAATGAAAAAATATTTACAGAAAATGAAGAAAAAGATATAATGCAAGTGAAGCATAATCTCTTGAATAAAAATAAAAATTTTTACGAAAGAGAGGAATTGTATGTGAAAAAGATTGAAAAAGTAATATTAAAAGAAATTATGAAAGAATTAAATAAAGGAGAAAGAATAAAAGTAAAATTATTTAGTAAGTTATTTATTAAAGTATATAAATTAGGGATAACAAATGGATTCAATAATAAATAATAAAATTTAAAATTGCATTATTTTTTAATGCAATTTTAATGCAATTTTTTATAAAAATAATAAAATATAATACATATATAATA